CGTTAGTGGATCGAAAATATTTACCGTTGACAGTCACGCAAGTAGATTATCGTGATCATAGAAAAATCAAGATGACCGTTCAGTTATCAAATGAGACGGTTTTATGGTTCATTATTCCAGCCCAATGTATGTTGGTTAACGAACGCGGTCACTTTTTGAATTTCTTGACGAAAAAAATAGATTCAGACAGCTCGGCATTGGCTTCATTGCGTGCTGAGCTGAAAGACGGTTTTACCGTTCACTTTTCAAAGCATGATTTCATATTTTCCGCAAAGAACGGATCACCCATAATCTGTTTGATGAAGCCACTGAATCTGTTTGATGTTCATGCCGTTGTATTGGAGAACGATACACGGAAAATAATTTCTGATTACCGAGACATTCGAAAGGTTTTGCTAGCAGAAACACATAAGTTATTAGCCATGAAGTCCGGAAAAGATTTTTACGACGACATTCACCTCAACGATTACGAGTTTCTATTGCTTTACAATCACCGATATCGCCGTGAAAGAAATATAATTTACCATTACAACGTAACAACAAAATTGTGGCATGAGCTCGACATGCGGAAATTTAATTGGCACTTATCGATATTCTACAAGGAGATATTAAAACGAAAAGCATCTTCACATTTGCAGGAGCATGTACCGAAGAAAACTGTTATGATTAACATACGGAATATAATTTTGGATGAAGGAGAAAATGTATACTGCGCTGGCTCTCTGAATTCCAACTTTCAATTATTTTTCACCAATAACAGAACTATAGACACGTCTAGTATACCACCTATCACTCGGCAAATAAAAAAATTCGATCTGGCACAAACAACATGTGGTTGGTCATATGATCCCGAATTATCCGCAGCATATCATGACTCTGTCGAGTTATATTTTAATAAACTTTTTCCGTTAAAATGTGAACGGGATTGGTTTCTGTCATTCATTGCGCGAATATTAAATGGAAAAAGAGATGAAGAACTATTTGTATTATTAACTGACGAAGGTAAAGGCCAATGTGGTATAACAACTCTGATTTCATTGTTAAGCATCGTATTCGGCAAATACTACGTCTCTAATACTCGAATTGTTGTAGATGAAAAAAGTCAAGATAATCATTACATTCATGAAGGGATGTACGATTTAGAGAAAAAGAGACTTCTGGTTGCAGACAGATTAACAAAAAAGGATACTTTAAATTGTTGTGTCATAAAAGCCCTAACAGCCGAATCCAATCATATAATAGAATGGGATTATGACAATTCACACATAAAATATGCTCTACAGACTGGCTTTATAATGGTTGTTACCGACAACAATATACCTAAATTCGATAAGACCGACAAACACTTCCGTGAGAGGATGGTTGTTTGCCCGATGCGTTCACGTTTCGTTAAGCAAAATTTTGAGACTGTGTCAATGTCGAAGGAAAACATAAATATTCATATTGCGAATAAATCACTTCAACATGAACTCTCTGTATGGAGTTCTGCTGTACTAGATTTATTGATAAAATATTACAACACGTCTGTCCCAACGATACCGGATTCTATGGCAGATTACAAAAAGCGCGTATATGAATATTTTGATCGACCAGAATCGCATTCAAACGAAAGTCATATTCTGAGCCGTAGGTTTATCCCATCGAAAACTGAGATGTTGGATTCAATTATAGCTAAAATGAAATTTGAACATGGATATATTCACAGACGTAACCATGTTTACATCAGCGAAAATGGAGAACGTGTCGAAGCTGGAACTGTTATTATAAGTAAAGATTTGGATTCTGTTGAGATATAAAGTTTTTAAATTATTCTGTTGATATTTAAGTTGTTAAATTGTATTGTTAAATTTAGTATTATAGAAACTAACACCTTAAGATTCTTTTATTTTCCAATTCCATGAGAAACGTCAAAGTTCCCCAATGTGGCAGGCGTGACTGCCAATTCTATACTATTCTATCAATATCTTTATATCATTTCTCGTGGCCGTGGTATTTTATATGTAACTCTTTATATAAGTTTAATTATCTTAAAGAGGTATATATAGGATATAACGTTAGCTATATAGCTAGGAAAGTATTGCTAATGGTATAGTCATTAAAGGCTATATACGAATATGAAGTATAAATATAAGATCTGGCGGTATAGGATTAACCCGCCAAACCTGCCACAGAGCCAACATCTCCGCTTAGTCACTTTTCCTGTGAATTTTGGGATGGACGAGAGCTCATTGGATTCGTCTCGACGAGGCGAATTCAATGAGCTATACTGCATAAATTTAATTCCATAAATAATTATGCATAATTTGAAAATTAATGCCCGCATGAGACCCATGCTGAATTTTAACGGAAATTATTTCCTCTAGTTATCATTATGCTAATTGTATGCTTTTCATCATTAGTAGTACTTCGAATAATGGATTTTTTAATACTTAAGATTATCAAAATTTGCAATGATGCAAGCATCGAAGTAGCATTATTATTCGAAATTTAATCGACTTGGTAGACACAACAGGAAGATCCTAGACTCGTTCAAATACCCCATATCAACGAAGTGACGGTAGTATTATCCTCATTTTTGGCTGGTAGGCCTCGTTGAATTTCAATCTAACGATTCCTTGTATTCTAAGTAGATTTAAGATGTGTTGGAAAAAAAAATAAAATATACATGAAATCGATAATTTGTTTATGACAGCTTATATATTTCTAATTAAGTAATATATTTTGCATTGATATTGCGTCAAAAGCGATACTGCTGAGCGATGTTCTCTCTTCTACGTGTTACTCACGCATGACGCGTGTATATGTTTTTAGAACAAGGTCACCCGGCAGTTGCCGCACAATGGACAAAATGGCGTCCGTAAACAGACGCTTAACTTCTAGCCAATGAGCGTGGCGAACCGCTCCGCGCATGTCTATTCGTGATCACAGTTATTGCGCAGATATCGAGCTATCACGGAAGTGTTGGCTTTAGTATTCGTGCGGCCTCGCTCGAGGCAATACGTGTGATAACAAGTAACATTCTAGTGCAAACTTGTGGCGTAAAGTAGTTATCAGAAAAGATAATGAAGCCGAAACAACGTAATTCACTGTGAAACGAAATATCTAGCAATTGCAAGTAAATGATGGAAAAAAATGACATAGAGTTACGAACTGCATGCGGAAAGATCAAAACTGGCAAAATGGAAACAAAAGAAAAGACATCGTAAGTGATTTGTCAGAAATGACTAATGGACTGGCAAACGGAATCCCGAAATTACAGCAATTAGAGACAGAAGAAAATGACATACAATCGCAAAATACACGCGAAGTATCGAAGCGACCCTTCGAATCTACATATGCAACGATAAAAGGACATGTGAATTCAGTTCAAGCTCCTGGACCTTCTCAGGCATTCATTAATGGTAGTGGATCTGACAATAGTCCTCCACCAAAAAAATGCAGAGTGGACGATCAACTTGGCAACAAATACTACAGTAAATATTTTCTCAAAGCGTTGATAATGAGCTTGGAACAAAGGCACAGTGAAGAATATTACTTATGGCGTAATGTGTTGTGGGCTTTGAACAAATACGCATTCGAATGTGAATACGATACTCTCGAAATAGCAGACTGTTTTTCGAAACGATCATTGATCAAATACAAAAGCTTCGAGGATGTAAAAAGAACATTTGAATCTTCGGATGGAAGCTTGTCTCTGCAGTATTTAATCTCAATCAGTAAAATTTCTTAGAGGATCTTGAGAATATGACAAACTATGTGAC